TGCTCTAAGAGGTATCAAAAAGAAACCACACACCGAGGAATGGAAAACAGCTAATTCCGAACGCATGAAAGACCAATGGTCTGCGGATTCTAAGAGAAAACAATCAGTATCTGCAGCGGCAAAAAAACGCTGGGAAGAGTTTAAAAAAAACAAACAACTAAATACAAAAGAATCTCAGTCATCTGAAATCTGAGACCCAGAAGACGGTTTCAAGCCGCAGACTAGAAAGGGGAGCTTCGGCTCCCCTTTTTTTGTATAAATATTTGAAAGGGAATTGACAATGCTTTCATTCAAACAGTTTATCAACGAATCTTATTCTTCGCCAGGTGAAATTTTTAACAAACGTCAGATGAAATCTATTGCGAGTCATCCCGATTACAAAACATATGTTGACAGTCACGAGCACAAAATCTACGCGAGACCTCACAAACGTGACGATCCTAAATCTTCCGTCAGAAATGTTGTAATGGCAAACGCTGCTCAAAAACATACTATGACTGTAGCTATAACAAAACAAGGTAAGATTCTAAACCACGAGATTCACCGAAAAGTAGGTGATAACGAATGGAAACTATTGAAACATTCAGAATAGGTAAACCATATGTCAGCAGTTGATAATACACCTACAAACAAGAATTTTTTGAGTCCTCTCAATTTCAAGTTCATTATGAAGAGAGCGCCAACTATCAATTTTTTCGTACAGAAAGTTACACTGCCAGAGCTTACATTGCCGGCATTTAACATTCCAACTCCTTTGATTCGCATTCCTCAGTTTGGCGATCACTTGGAGTTCGGAGATCTTTCTATCACATTCAGAGTTGATGAAGATATGCAAAACTATCTCGAAATCGATAACTGGATAAGAGCGGTTGGTCAACAATCTTACAGCGCGTATGCAAATTTGGTTGCAAAATCAAAAATAACAGGCGAATCTACAACTTCTGAAATTTCGTTGACTATTCTGTCGAGCGCCAAAAGACCCAACTACGAAATTGTTTTTGAAGATTGTTTTCCAACTACAATTTCCGGATTTGAAATGAATACAACAAATGAAGACGTTGCTTACGTAGAAGCTTCGGCATCTTTCAAGTACACAAAATACGAAATTACTAAAGTTATTGCTTGACTTTTGTCACCTTCTATAGTAATATAAAGCTTTGATATAGCAAGGTGTGATGATGAAGTTTGAAGACGTTTTTGCTTCTTGGGAAAAAGACAGCGTTATTGATAGAACAGAACTTGCTGATGAGAGCCTAAAGATTCCTAAACTCCATCACAAGTACTATACTATCTACGTCGGCGAAAAGGTGATCCTTAGAAAACTCGAGTCTGACATGAAGAAGTTGAAACTCGAGAAGCACGAGTTCTACACTCAGGGTCCAACCGAAGAAACAAAACAAAAAGGCTGGCGCATGCCCGCGCGAGGGCTTATCCTGAAAGCTGATATTCCTCTATACATGGAAGGCGACCAAGACATCATCGATCTTTCGCTGAAAATTGGTATGCAGCAAGAGAAGATCGAATTTCTAGAGTCCATCATCAAGTCGTTTCAAACCAGAGGCTATATAATCAAGAACGCTATTGAGTTTACGAAGTTTACAATGGGTGGTTGATGAGTGAAATTATAAAAGTAGTACGTTACGACGAAGTATACAACAAGATAGTCTGCGACTCCGGGTTAGCCATGGAGTTAGCGGACCATTTCACGTTTGAAGTACCTGGCGCTAAGTTTATGCCATCTTTCAGAAACAAAGTCTGGGACGGAAAGATTAGACTCTTCAACCCACTTGTTTCATTACTTTACGCAGGATTGAATCATCATCTAGAGCAGTTCTGCAAGAGCAGACAATACGAGCTAGAATACGAAGGTCCGTTCTCTGATACAGAGTTCTCTCTTATCGAAGCAAAACAATTCATAGAGAAGCTACAACCAAAACATCAGCCTAGAGACTATCAGATTGATGCATTCGTGCATGCAGTAAGAAAACGTAGAGGTGTCCTACTGTCTCCGACTGGTTCTGGTAAGTCATTCATCATTTACCTCCTGGCTTGTTGGTATCAATCCAAGACTCTGGTAATCGTACCAACAACATCTCTCGTTCATCAGATGGCTTCGGACTTTGAAGATTATGGTCTACCGAAGGGAATGACTCATAAGATCATGTCCGGCGAAGAAAAAGAATCGAACAAACCTTTCGTCATTTCAACCTGGCAGTCAATCTACAAACAGCCAAAGAAGTGGTTTGATCAGTTTGATGTTGTTATTGGTGACGAGGCGCATCTGTTCAAAGCCAAGTCTCTATCAACGATCATGGGCAAGATGACTGGTTGTAAATACAGATTCGGTTTCACCGGAACTCTGGATGGCACTCAAACTCACAAGCTTGTGCTCGAAGGTTTGTTTGGCGCAGTTCGTAAAATCACAACAACTGCCGATCTGATTGAACAAAAACATCTTGCTGATTTCAGCATCAAGGCTATCGTTCTCAAGTATCCAGAAGACGTAAGAAAACTTATGGCTGGATCTGACTATCAAACCGAGATAGACTTCATTGTAAGAAACGAAGCCCGCAATAGATTCATCAAGAATCTTGCTCTTTCCTTGAATGGTAACACTCTGTTACTGTTCCAGTTTGTCGAAAAACACGGCAAAACTCTATATGATCTTATATCAAAAGAAGCTGTTGATCGTAAGGTCTTTTTCATTTCTGGTGCTATTGATGGAGAGAAACGTGAAGAAATTCGGAGAATCATTGAGACAGAAGAAAATGCTATTGTGGTTGCTAGCTACGGAACTAGCTCCACCGGTATTAACATTCGCAATCTGCACAACGTTGTATTTTCTAGTCCTTCAAAGTCCAGGGTAAGGAACCTCCAGTCGATCGGTAGAGGTCTTAGAACTTCTGATACTAAATCGGAAGCTACTTTGTATGACATCGCCGATGACCTGACTTGGAAGTCTAAAAAGAACCATACTATCCTTCATTTCGTCGAGCGAATCAAGATCTATAGCGAGGAGAAGTTTCCCTACAAGACTTACAGTGTAGATCTACTGTAACCATTATCATTCACACACTAGTGATTATACCTACATTTATGGAGAAGTCAAGCATTATGTCAGCAAAACCCAAGCGCCACTACGTGAATAACAAAGATTTCTACGAAGCGATCGTTGTTTACAAACAAAAAAAGATAGAAAATCCGAACACTCAAGTTTCTGATTACATCGGTCAATGTATTTTAGCAATTTGTAACAAACTCTCAACCAAGCCCAATTTCATCGGTTACTCTTTCAGAGATGAAATGATCGCAGATGGTATCGAGAACTGTATTGCTTCTGTCAATGGGTTTGATCCAGAGAAGTCAAGCAACCCGTTCGCTTATTTCACTCAAATTGCCTGGAATGCTTTTATCAGAAGAATTTCAAAAGAGAAGAAGCAGCAGTACATCAAGCACAAGAACATGGTCAACAACATGCTAGTTTCGGAGCTTGATGAAGATACGTTCAACCACGTTATGGGGAAAAAGAGCGAGTACAATGACATCACAAATGAAATCATCGATACCTTCGAAAAGAAGTTGACTAAAACGAAAAAGAGTAGTAATATAAAGGGTGTAGAGAAGTTCGTGGAGGAAGAATCGAATGGACAATGACAAAAACCCTAAGTTAAACGTGTTACCGCAAATTGTAATTGATTTTGCTACAAATGCTCTGTCTCATCCTAATGTCAACGTTAGGCAGAATTCGCGTATGCACCTGGAAAATATCAAAAAGTTTTGCGAAGACGTATTGAATAATCGTATGGAGGTCTCGGAAAGGGAACCACAAAGTGCCGAAGAGTATTTTTCTTTCGGTAACCGTCATTTGAAGCGTCGCTGAATGAAAATTGCTATAATCGCAGACACGCATGCCGGTATCAGAAATGATAACGTTGCATTCATGGACATGTTCAAGAAATTCCTTGATAATGTGTTCTTTCCTGAGATTCATAATCAAGGTATTGAGACTATAGTGCATCTTGGTGATCTAGTTGACCGCCGTAAGTACATCAACATTCAGACTGCAAATCGCCTTCGTAAAGACTTCCTAGAGCCGATAGAGCATATGGGTCTTAAGCTGCACCAAATCCTGGGTAATCACGACACATATTACAAAAACACAAACTCGGTCAACTCGGTGCAAGAACTGTGTGATGAGTCTGTTAATATCTACCAGAACGCGACCGAAGTTGTGATTCACGAGGCACCTATTTTGTTCGTTCCCTGGATCTGTTCTGATAATAAAGAACACGCTCTAGAGATGATTGAAAAATCAAGATCAACAATCTGTATGGGACATCTTGAGTTACAAGGTTTCCAAATGTTCAAGGGGAGTATATGTTCACATGGAGAAGATCGTAGACTTTTTGACAAGTTTGATTGCGTACTTTCTGGTCATTTTCATCATCGGTCCACTGATGGTAGTATTAGTTACGTTGGTTCTCATGGTCAGTTTACTTGGTCTGACTACGGCGATTCTCGCGGGTTTCACATACTGGATCTTCAAACAAAAGACTTGACTTTTATTGAGAATCCTTATATAATGTTCAGTAAGGTCTGGTATGACGATTCTTCAAAAACGATGGAAGAATTGCTTGACTATGACTTCACTCAGCACAAAGGAACCTACGTAAAGCTGATCGTCACCAACAAGACGAATCCGTTTTGGTTTGATAAGTTTTGTGAGAGTATTGAAAAACAAGGTATTCTCAACCTTCAGATCGTCGATGATCATCTCAACCTGAATCTCGATGAAGATAGCGAAATCGTCAACGAAGCCGAAAGCACTCTTGATATCTTCATGAAACATATCGATCAAGTCAACACTCCTAATCTGAACAGGGATAAACTTGAACGAGTGATCGTCGATCTATATAATCAGGCGATAACTGTAGAATGATTCACTTCGAAACAATAAAATGGAAGAATTTCCTCTCAACGGGAAACATCTTCACAGAACTAAACTTGTCTACTCCGGGGACCACTCTGATCGTAGGCGAGAATGGAGCAGGTAAGTCAACCATTCTTGACGCTCTTACTTTTGCTCTGTTCGGTAAGACTTTCAGAAACATCAACAAGCCGCAGCTGCTCAACACAATCACTCGTAAAGAGTTGGTTGTAGAGCTTGAGTTTTCCGTTCAATCCAATCATTACAAAATCGTCAGAGGCATCAAGCCTACTGTGTTCGAGGTTTATTGTAACGATAACCTAGTCAACCAATCAGCTGAAATGAGAGACTATCAGGAAGTTCTAGAAAAGAACGTTCTGAAGATCAACTACAAATCCTTCTGTCAGGTTGTTGTTCTTGGTTCTGCTTCTTTCGTTCCTTTCATGCAGCTTCCTGCTTCGCAGCGTCGAGCGATCATTGAAGACCTACTCGACTTGCAGGTATTCACGACAATGAATACTCTGCTGAAAGAGAAGGTGCAGGACAATACAAGTCTCATTCAGGATAATGAAAACGACCGAAAGATTGTTGAAGCCAAGATCAAGATGGTCAGAGAACATCTGAAAGAAGTTCAATCCAAGAACGAACAATTCATTCAAGAGAAGAAAATCGCTCTTGCTGACGTTGAAAAGAAGATTGAAGAGGCTAGACTGACTAAAAGCGAGCTATCTGACGCAATCAAATCAAAATCAGATTATCTTACAAACCTTGGTAGCGTTAAGAATAAAGTCGAGAAGCTGAAAACTCTGAGAGCGCAGATGGAGATCAAAACTGCTTCTCTTTCGAAAGAGATTGATTTTTTCAATAATCACGACAACTGCCCGACTTGCAAACAAGAGATCAGTTCTGAGTTTAGCTGCGAGATCGTAGAGAAACGTGAGAACGAAATCAAAGAAGTTGAGTCAGGTCTGTCGCAGTTGGCGAACAAGTATGAAGAAACCAACGCAGAGCTCGGCAAGATACTTGAAATTGATAAGGAATGTGATGATCTTAGAACCAAGGCATCTCATGAAACTCTGAAGATTCAGATGTTCAACGATCAAGTTAGAACAATATCAAAAGAGCTTGATGAAGCTAAAAAAACTTCAAAAGAAAATTCCGATTTGAAGGTTGTTGACCTAGAAAAAGACTTGACAAATCTGTCAAACCATTATAATATACTACAGGAGGACAAGCGTGTCCTTAACGCTGCAGCCTTGTTGTTGAAAGATGGTGGTATCAAGACTCGTATCGTTAATCAATACATACCAGTCATCAACAAGCTGATCAATAAGTATCTGTCTGAGTTCGATCTGTTTGTTGAGTTCAATCTAGACGAGCAGTTCAACGAAGTCATCAAGTCTCGTTACCGCGACGAGTTTAGCTACGCATCCTTCAGTGAAGGTGAAAAGCAGAAAATTGACTTGGCTATTTTGTTTACCTGGAGAGCTGTAGCTAAACTTCGTAACTCTCTTAGTACGAACCTTTTGATTCTCGATGAAGTGTTCGATAGTTCTCTTGATGGTAACTCGGCTGAGGATTTGCTCAAGATTCTACAGAACATCAGCAGAGATTCTAACGTGTTCATCATTTCTCATAGAGACACTCTACACGACAAGTTCGAGAATGTTATCAAGTTCGTAAAGACAAAATCTTTTAGTAGGATTGCAGAATGAAAGTTATTGATTACCGAGACCCTCAACTGAAAGAGAAGTCTGAACCTTTTGATTTCAAGAATCCGCCGTTTGATCCGGTCGAGTTCTCTCAAGATCTTATCAAGTTTATGTATGATAACAACGCGATTTGTCTCTCTGCACCTCAAGTCGGGATTCCTCTAAGAATCTTTGGTATGAGAGGCGCACCAGAGAATTTTGTTTGTTTCAACCCTAGGATTGTTA